CACTAGTTCCAAGTTTTATTCTGTTATTACCAGCACCAGTTGAGTCAGCCATATTCAACTCATCACAAGCAACTTGACCTGTAACAGTAATTCCAATACTTTGAGTCTCAAACTTTTTACTATTGTCGTAATATAGCTCTACTGCTCCGTTATGATTTGCGATAATACTATGTTCACCAGATTTAGCTTTTATAAAAATACTGCTAGCATTGCTCGCATCATTTTCAATAATCACAGAACCAGTATCATTATGAACTACTGAATTATTACCATCGTGATAGATTTGTAGGTCTGCACTTGCCCCAAGTCTTAATCTACCTGAATCGTTAGGAATATTTAAGTGACCAGAAGTGTCAATATTTACTTTTTCAGTTTCATTAATACCAAATACTATTCCTCTACCACTAGAGTTATGGTAAATGTTCATCGCACTACCATCTAATGCAATAGCACCTGAATATCCAGAACCAAGTACTTTTAATTGACCATTTGAAGATGAATCCATAGAGATATTACTTCCACCATGTATGGTTGCTCCATTCGCATTTGTCTCTATCTTTTTACTGTTGTCGTGATAAAGTTCTACTGCTCCATTAATAATAAATTTTGCCATAGTTTCAGAACTATCAGCACCTTTAACTATATCAACAGAGGCACCTGCTGTTGCTAATTTTAATGTTCCAGTACCTCCCTCGTAAATTATAGAATTTGACCCCGAATGATAAATTTCTAGGTCAAGACCAGCACCTAATAAAAGTTTAGAATTATCGGCAGGAAGTCTTACTGTTCCGTCTACTTGTAGTCCATCTGATCGTGTTTCTAACTTTTTACTGTTGTTGTGAGACAGCTCTACTGCTCCACCAGCTCTCATTATTGCACTATGTCCACCAGACGCAGTTATAAATTCTAGGTCGTGACCATCTGCAAAAATTAGTAAATCACCAGTAGCACCACTTACTTGTTTGATATAACTATTGCTACCATCGTGATAAATTTGTAGGTCATCACTACTCCCAATCTTTAATTTGCCGTGATCTTCTAAAGTAATATGTCCACCATTTACATCTACTGTGCCAGTAATTTGAACTCCATTCGATAATGTCTCTAATTTTTTACTGTTGTCGTAATAGAGTTCTACCGCATTATTAGCTTTTACTTTTACACCAGTTTCTCCAGTAACAGGTCGTAGCTGTATTTCACTACTGTTAGCTTCAATAATTACATGCTGAGATGCACCAGCACCCTTGAAATAATTATTCGTTCCATCGTGATAAATTTGTAGGTCTGAACCAACTCCTAAAACAATACGATCACTAGATGCACCACTACTATCTCCTAAAATTAAATTACCAGATGAAATAGTTATTCCATTACTATCAGTATTAGTAATCTCAGTTGAATTAGAAACAAATCCTATACTTCCTGAACCTTTTTTATATAGGCCAGTGTCATCATCGTTTGTAAACGTTATGGATGGGGCACCAACTGCTCCGTCAGGAAATGTTCCTCCAGCATTTAAATAATCAGCTGTTGCATAAATTATTCCAAAAAATGAATGACCTCCGGTTGGGGCAGAACTAAATACTATATTTGTTCCTGTCAGTGTAAAACCTGAATTACCTGTAGGGTCAGGTTCTTGAATGACACCATTAACAGAAATTAGACATTGTTGTGGGGTTTTTGGAAAGGGAACTGGGGCTGATCCAGCTACCTGTAGAGCAAAGGTTTTAGCACTACCATTAAAGCCACTACTAATATCATCTATTAACCTGTAATCATCAGCAGACCTGATATTATTTCCAATATATGGCATAACTAATTAGCTAAAAGCTTACTAAATACTGTATTTATTTTACTTTTAGTAATTTTTGATTTTTAAGTATTTGGTCCTTTACTAGACGGTTTAGTAGGCCAAATAACTTCCTTAGCGGATTTATCTTTATATTTCTGTGGTAAATCTCTTAAATTTTGTCTATATGCCGACCATTGAGCTTGATCTACTGAAGCTCCTGGAAGGACAGTCCAATCTGTTGATTTTAATAAATAATCACGTTTTTTTCTAATATTTTGCCAATTACAATCTTCTAAGATTAAAACAGTATCTTCTCTTATTTTTTCAGTCAACATACTAACTTCGTGCTTTAATCTGTTAAACTCGGTTAACAAATGTTCTAAGTCACTATTCTGAGTTAATCCCATTTTATGTTTGTTCTAAGTAGCTAATCGCAACATCACATGAATTTGACGTGTCAGTTCTAACTCTTAGCACATCATTAGATTCCATAATTATTTTTGAACCGCTTATAATTTCTAAAGAAGAGCCAGCAGGGATTGGTGCGTTACGAAGAAGAAATACATCATCGCCTGATGAAGTTACTAAGAAGACATCAGCATCAGTACTAGCTCCTGTTTTATTTGAGACTAGAATACTTAGTAACACTAATGTAGCAGATCCTCCCGCTGTCAGAACATTTGCATTCGTACTTGTATGAGCATCAGTAACAACACTTGATTTTGTGTCAATTTTAAAGGTGTTTGCCATATTAGCCTAAAGCGAGTATTAAAGCGAGTTGATCAGCGAAGTCAGTATTACCTGCAGTTAATGTTCCACTTACAGTGACATTGCCTGGGATTGTTACTGCTCCATTAGAATCTATTGTAAGACGTGCAACTCCTGCGGTGGCAAGAGCTAAACTGCCAGTTGATGGACTAATCAAACCTGTTCCTACATCATTGGCAAATTTTATTGCACAGTTAGATGGACTTCCTGTTGGTAAAGCAGAGTTTAATCCATCTGCCCTTAACAGAGGAAATCCTCCTGCTGATACTGCGTCATGTACAACAACAGTTTTTAAAGAGGTGTCAACAGTAACTTCACCATCAGCCCCTCTAAAAAGTTGGTGCTCAGCGGTAGTTCCTCTTCTAAATTGGACTTGAGTGCTCATAATACTATCCTAAAGCCACTGCTATTGCAGTAGCAAAACTTTCAGTAGCTATAGTTGAATCTACAGCAACTGATACTTGGTTTCCTGTGGCACTTGTATTAATTCCTGTTCCACCAGATATTTGTAATTGTTCTGAATCTAAATCAATATCAATTGAACCAGAGTCTGTAGTAATATCTAAATCTTGAGCAGTAACCTGAGAATCTACATAAGCTTTTATTGATTGTTGAGATGCAACTTTTGTGGCTGAGTTACTAGCCATATTATCTTCGTCTAAGAAAGCACTACCACTTAATCCGGTATTTAATACAGGACTGGTTAAAGTCTTATTAGTTAAAGTTTGAGAACCGGTAAGAGTTGTAACAGTTGAGTCTATAGCAAAGGTAGCTGTGTTACCAGAACCACTTGTATTTATTCCTGTTCCTCCAGTAAGTATTAATGGTTCTGAATCTAGATCAACATCAAAATTACCAGAATCTGTTTGAACATCTAAATCTTCAGCAGTAATTTGAGCCTGTACATATGCCTGAGTAGCGATAGTTCCGTTAGCATCAGGGATAGTTAATGTTCTAGTGGTACTACCAGATATTCCTGAACATTCAAACGCCAATTGTTTTGTATTGTCACTGTTGTCACGAACTCTAAACCCGTTGTCATCAGTAATAATTCCTGTTGAAGTTATTGAAGATAAGCCTGTAATCGTAGTAGCACTACTTCCAAGAGCTATACCTGTGCTTCCTACGGTAATAGAACTATTTGCTAATTGTGAATTAGGTATTGAGTTAGTTCCAAACTCGCCTGTGCCTGAATTATAAGTTAATCCTGAACCACTAGCGACACTTATAGAATTTAAAAGAGCTACTGTACCTGTAGAGTTGGGAAATGTAATCGTTCTGTCAGCTGTAGGATTAGTTGCTGTCAAAGTTGTCTCGTGTGCATCAGCACCACTACCCTCAAAAATTATATTCCCACTTCCTAAAGTTATAGAGTTTGCTGCATCTGCAGAACCAGAAATTATAGTAGTACCAACTATAGTGGTTCCAATTAAATTTGTTGAAGTTAACGAGGATAAACCAACAAAAGTTGTTACTGTTCCACCTAAACTTATTGAGGTAGATCCGATAGTCAGAGATGAATTAGCTAAATTATTATTTGCAATAGAGGATGCTGTTGAAAGTAAAGTACCAGTCTCATTAGGTAAGGTCAGAGTTTTATCTGAACCCGTAGCATCGGCAGCTGTTAATATTAATTCATTTGCATCAGCTGTTGATCCTTCAAATGTAATATTTCCTCCGGCGATCGCAATAGAATTTGCAGCATCAGCCACACCTGAAATTAAAGTTGTAGAAGCTAAAGAAGTTAATCCTGTAAAAGTTCCTTGAGTAGCTCCAAGAGTAAGGCTTGTACTTCCAATAGTTACTGTTGAGTTAGCTAATTGTCCATTTGGGATTGCAGATGTTCCAAATTCTCCTGTTCCTGAGTTATAAGTTAATCCAGATCCACTCGCAACGCTAAGATGTGCTCTTGCCTCGGAAGCAGATGGTCCTGTATATGTTATGACTCCTGTGGAGTTATTATATGCAAGACTTCCGTCACCCCCACTATCTGTTATGGAGATAGCTCCTCTTGATCGGTTATTAGTAAAATACTGATTGGTTCCCTCACTTAAATCTGAAGTACTATTTCCAGCAAAATCTAATTTATCAGAAGAAGAATTCAACTCCTGAAAAAGACCAGAAACAAGTACTAACGCCTTCCTAGTTGCCATTTAATATCTCAATCAAGTTTTTAACCAAAAGAACTTATTTACATTTATTTTACGATGACCAAACTGTCAGCTTAAAAGTATCGGACGCTCCGCATTAACTATGAATTGACCAGTACTACCAGCTTCTCCAACCCTAGTTACATATTGTCCAGCACTTGATGGAGGTGTTTCATTAATCGCACCTGCAGATGCTGCTGATAAAAAATATTGTTCACCTGTATTTAAACCAGAAGTTGCAACTATCCCAGCAACAATAACTTTTACTGACTGTCCAGCAGTTTTAGTTGTCTCTGCAACTCCTGCTACACAGGCTTTATCAAAAGTATCATTTGCAATTGCTTTGCCTACTTGTCCATCACTAGCTCTTGAATATAATGCATCACCTTGATTAACATTTTCGAAACAAGTAGTTTCGTATCCAGTAACCTTAAATACTGTCTGACTTGGCATTGTAGATTTTAAGTCAATTAAAGCCTCTGTTAAACCTTGAGCATTTGGTTGATAAGGTATGTAATTTTCTACACTAGACATTAGCTTAATTTAATAGGTGGTTCAATTCGAATAGCAAATTGTGTTGCTGTAGATGCTTCTCCAACTCTTACAACAGCCTGACCAGCACTAGATGGGGGAGTTAATGTTATTGCCCCAGCTGTAGATGGAGATAAGAAATATAAATCACCTGCATCTAAACCACTCATAGTCTTTAGACCAATAACAATAACTTTTACCGTTGCAGAAGCACTAGCATCTGCATTTGCAAATCCAACTACTTGAGCATTTTCTTGTAGACCATTCAATGCACTAGCTTTACCTACCTGACCATCACTAGTTCTCATATACAAAGCATCATTTTCACTGACATCTTCAAATGCTGTAGCATCAAATCCAACCTGTAGCGGAGCAAAGTTAGGAAAGCCTTCTTTTAAATCAATAACAGCATCAACTAAACCTCTGTAATTAGGCTCATATGGTTGACGAGTCATTGTAAAACTATTTGCTATCATCAAGTCTCTAAGGACAGCTATAGCACCTTCTATATTTGGTTCGTATCCTGTTGCCATAAGAAACTCATACTATTTAATATTTTAATTTGTAAACTCCTATAGAATAGAGATAGGGAGGAATTTTACTGTGGAACCACAACTCATTGCTGCAATCATCTCAGGTAGTATTGGAGCCTTTGCTGGTATTACCAGAGCTTTAGGAAATTTTAATAAAAAATTAGATAAAAGATTTGAAAATATAGAAACTAATGTTGATAGACTTAGAAATGAAGTAATACATGATTACGTTTTGAAAGAAGATTTTTTAAGAGAAATGCAAGCTGTTCACACAAAATTGGACAGAATATTGGATCATTTACTTAGTAAGTAACTAAACATTTATCCAAGAATTACTTGCTTGAACATACATTATTAATTGATTAGCGTTAGTGTCATAATGCAATTGACCATTAACAGCATTAGCTGGTTGACCTGAACCAATAGATACAACAGCTTTGACAGTCTGCCATGCAGCACCATCGTATACTTCAAAAATTTGAGTACTAGAAGTATTTAACCAAGTTTCTCCTTTACTAAAACTTGTAAACCCTGCGGCAGATGTATTTGGTAAAGTAGACCCTACATGAACAGGTCCAACTTTTATTAATCCTGTATTTGGTGAAGCTGTATTATCAGCAAAAAATAAACCTGGTGATCCAGAATTATTATTTAAAGCCAGTTCTCCCTCTCCTAATCTAATAGGAAAAGGTCTATCATTTAATGTACTAGATCTTCGAGTTTGAATTTGTACAGCCATAATTAACTATTAATGTATAGTCCACCATCTACAACTGTATCTTGTGCAGTCTCAGGACTAAATTTACCTGCATCTAAATTACTGGTGCTACTAGCAGACTCTACTTTCTCACCATTAATATATTCTCCTGCTTGTAAAAACCCAGTTTCAAAGGATTCAACAAATTCTCCTAATGGCCTATTAACAATACCAAACTTAACATCATCTAATGTTGTTGGAGATTTATTGAATAATTTATTTACCATAGCAATTAATCTATTAGTTATATTTAAAGGATTACCTGATCTACTTAAATTACCATTTTCATCTCTTTTAATACTGTCAGTAAGGTTCATAGCAATTACTGAGGGATCAAAATTAGCAATATTTTGAGGTAAATTAAAATTACCAACAATATTTTTATTACCTTCCCATTTTGTAGTGCGATTATATAAGGCAAAAACTTCTGCTGATTCTTTAAGTTTTTGTTGTTCTTTAGCCCAAACTTTTTCCCAATGTTTTAAACCTCTACCAATAGGTTTGTCATTTGGTTCTAAAAGCCAAGCATTAACATACTCATGTTTTTTTAAATTTTCTACAGTAACATAACCACTGGTATTTAATTCAAACGGATAAACTACAATAAACTGATTTGGATTAGGAACATCTGTAATTGTATATTCACCAGAAATTGCATTACCACTTGTAAAATTTAATTGAATTTTTGTATTTTTTTCTAAACCATGATTTTCAAAGTCAACAGTTATATTTATATCAGTTATTGAGTATTTAGCTGCTAACTTTAAAGGTTCATTACCTTCATCATGAACTAAAGACCACATAGCTGCATAAATATGTTTACACCAACGGAGTTGATGATATTGCAAATTTTGAAAAGAATCCTGCCTTTTATCCTCATATTCTGGTAGTTGATAAAAATTATTTATTGTAACGTAACCAAGATCTCTAAATACACCTGGATCATCTCGTCTATCACTTAATGTTCCATCATTTTCAATAACATTTCCAGGTTTTACGTCCCTAATAGAAGTTACTGGAAATCTTCTATTATTTAAATTACTAAATAAATCATAACTATCACGTCTTGAAAAGTCTTGGCAAGAGCAATTCCACCGAAGTTCTGTAGATAAAAATCTACCTACGGCAAATCCTCTATGAGCTGGGACAGTTGTTTTAGCAATTGTGTCTACAGTTTTTGCTCCATAACTATCTTTTTTTTCAAAAATTATTTCATTTGTAGAAGTATCAGAACCAGTAACTGTGTATCCTACATAATCGTCATATCTAAATCCTTTTATTAAACGAAATAAAGTTAAATTACCAGAAGTTGTACCTGTGGTAAGTGTTCTAACTGTAAATTGTGTCGTGTTTAAGACTGTAATTGTATATCTACCTGAAGGAACATTACCGCTTGATACATCTAGAAAAACTTTGTTATCAGTAGACAGGCCATGATTAGAACTACAAGTCACAGTTACTGTCGAACCCGATCTAGAATAAGTAGAGGCAACTCCAGGATCTCTTTCAATAATCCTATCGGTCATTCGTTCTTCAGTTAAAAAACCTACTTCTGTAGGTAAGCTTTGTAATTTAACTCTTACAAATCTCCATCTTGTATCATTAAATGCTGTTGAATTATGGTATGTTACATTTCCCGCAGTATTTAAAGATCCACTTGTAGTAACAGTAAATGTATTCTGAGTTTTACTATCGATTGTTAAAGTTGCGTCAACTGCACTTCCTGTAGAAAAATCAAGGAATACATTATCCCCTGGAAACAAACCGTGGTCTGATTTTGTTATTGTTATTGATGTTCCACTTTGACTGTACGTTGCGCTAACCGCATCTGCTAAGTATCTAACAGCTAAGATTGGTAATCCAAATTCATAAAAACTAAACCCATCAGTATCACGCATCCCAACAATATGTTCTCCTAATTCCTGATTAGTTGATGGAAATGTAAATATACGTGCAGGTATAAAAACACCTGGAAATTGTTGAAAAGTAAAGAATAGACGATAGTCTCCTCTTACATCTCGTTCCTTGAATTTTGAACCTAATAAATTTTGAATAACTGTATATAATTCATAACCTCTTCGCCATCTTGTCCATAATGAATCTTTATTATAAAAATTAATTTCACTCTCTAATTGTCTTCCATCCGATCCTGTATTTACACTTGGTATCTTTGGGCTATTATCAAAAGATCTAAATTCGTTTTTAAAATTAAATTTTGATGCTTTATCAAATCCGTTAACATCAAAAGGCATTTTTCTTAATAGAAACCACCTTGAACATTACAGAAAAAACCGTTAGTCAAAGCAACAGAACCACTTGCAGCTACAAATAAAGCTTGTCCTCTTTTTAACATTAAACCTCGTTGCTTTGGTGCTATTTCGTTATTTGCACTACCAAAATTACTTCCGGCTTGAACAGTTGGATGATTTATTAAAGGTAAAGTCTCTTTCAAAGTCGTACTTAAAATTTGATTTTCTGCAACTTGAGGAATGCTCTGTACAAATAATGGAAAAAATTGATTTATATTTGTAACTGTTCCGGTGTTAACCAAGTAAAAACAAAAATCTATAGGAAGAGAAAGAGTAGAAGTTCCGGTAATAGTTCCACTCGGTATATTTGGAATAGTTATATCAAAAGTTGTAGAAGTAAAATTCACTGTGTCTGCAACAGTAAAAGTATCATCTTTTGGCACACTTCCTGTGTTGTAACCAGAAAAATCAACAAATAACTTTTGACCTATTTCTAAATTATGTAGAACCCCGCCAGGCATTGTTATTGTGCAAGTTGTTCCGGTTGCTGAAAAAGTAGAAGTTTGTGCTGCAATAGCATCCATTTTCTGAACAACTCTTTTAGTATAGGTAAACCATATTTCATCAATATATGCTCCACTAATAGCAGTATCTGTTAAGGCTGAATCAACATCAAATACTTTAGTGGCATTACCAACAGCTGTAGGAATCAAACTTGTTAAAAAAGATTGACCTGACGCAACTGTACATAATGTAGAAGTCGTCGCCGGACGATCTACCATCAATGGTTGTTTGTTTGAACTACTACTTGACACTTTTTCTTACGAGGGAGTTAGGTTAATTATAAAGCAAGGTTTTTTATTATTTTTTATCTTTTTTTTCCATACGCTTTCTTGCCTTAGTCACAGCTTCTTTACGCTGTTCTTTATCCATCTTACCTTTCTCTTTCTCCTCAGATTTTTCATCTTTTCCACCTTTTTCAGCATTTTTTTTCTTAAAATACTCTAATAATTGTGGTGGCATTTTACCTTTTTTTTCAGCCATTAGTAAATAGTCTCCTGTTCGGAAGTAAATGGTGCAGATTTTAAAGCTCTGCTTGTACGATAAAGACCAAGATCCGAACCCCTAATAGTCTTAGTTGGAACATCTCCTGCCATAGCACCGAAGATATCGATGTCTCCTGCCATTCTAGTACGCCCTTGACTTTGAGCAAATACATTTCTTTGTCTAGGATCTCTAATAATATCTTTATCTCTATTTATTCCTAACGTATATCCAAGATTAGTTCTTGGTTTTATTTTACTGACAGGAACTTCAATCATTTATAAAGCTGCTAAATGAAAATCTACTGTAGGTGAACCACCATTTTTACTTACAAAATTACCTCTTATAAATTTTACTGGTATTCCATTCACATGATAAGCATGCGAACCATTACTTGTTATTGTTTTATCAGTAATTATTGGAGCATAATTTGTACCATCAATACTTCCCTCAAGTCTTACAACAACGTTGGTTCCAATACTGGCAACAACAGCAATCAGTGTATAACTTTTGGTAGCAAAAAAATTGTTCTGAGTAACAGCTAATGCTGTACCAGTTCCAACTCCAGAGAGTTGAGTATCAAGTAAAAATATAGTGTCTTGTTGATAGGTTACAGCCATTACTAAGTACTTCTTTTTTTATTACAATAACAGGAGCAAATGTGCTTATCTATGATTTGTTTCTAAAAATAGGCGTGTTCCTACAGCTACATCAGCAGGTCCAGGTAGTGCTTGTATAAATTCAGCACCCTCTCTATTAAATCTATATCTAGCTTGTTCTGGGTTCCGATAATTAGGAACATAAAGATGCATTGCTAGTCTATCAGTTTCATAAATATAAATCTCAGTCCAAGTCTTAAGTGTTTCTCTAAAATCAGAAGTAGCAACTGTTCTATCTACGTCACCAGCAATACTTTCTATTCTATTTCTTGGTAGAAAATCATTATTTATACTACCTGTCATATCAGTTCGTTTCTCTGCTTCATCACATCTACCAACTTGTTCTACAATCTTACTTACCCAAAAAGAATCCTGCACATTATTAACTGCTTCCTCAAGCCTTGCTTGATCACCAGCAGGTATAGAAGTTAAATTATAACCTAAGTGCCAACGCACTTTGGACTGTATAAACGTATCGAGCTTCATTCAAATAAACTAACAATAGGCTTACTATTAGTCTACTCTTACTAAGTCTGCCTTAAATATTTCATCCCAATCAACTCTTTTTATTGACTGGAGTTGATCTAATCTTGTATATCTTTCACCAGATAAAGTAGTTTGAAAATCTTTTATATCTCTAGCTGTTTTTAAACCTACGCCTGGCAAGGCATCTGCTATCTGTCTAGCACTAGCATTATTAATATTTATTCTTCTATCTATAGGAAAAGTTTCTTTTGTTGTAGGTTTAGCAGGTTTTACTCCATCAGCTTTTAATTCTTGAGTAAATTTTTCTTCATTTTTAATTTTTTCTGTTGTTGCATCAAGGTGTGGAACTAACATATTTTCTTCAATGTAAAGAACTTCCTCATTAGCATCAACACACATAAAAACACCTTCATCATGTTGGCTTATTTTTTCTACAAGTCCACCTGTCAATTTGTACTGATATAACATAGATTAATTAGATCTCTTTGAATAGCTTAACTCATTAAACTTTCGTTGCCAATAAAAAAGCGAGCCATTAAGACTCGCCTCTTTATATAATTTAAGAATATAAATTATGAATCTGTACCGCCTACTTGTGAAGCAAAATCAACGAATCCTTGGACATCGTTGAAGCTTACACCAGCAGCTGGACGTAGGTAATTAACGCGGCATAGAATGTATGCTGCTTTACCTGCGGTATGGTCATCATCAGAGATAAATAAACCATCACCATTTACAGATGTTGAAGTCACAGCATTAACATTATAAATTTTAAATGTTGTGTTTGCTGTTACCTTGAACATCATTGAGTTTGCAGCATCCTGATCATCTATTCCAGCTGTAGTTACAGTTGTCCAGAATGGAAGCTTTGCAACAGAAACGTTTGAAGTTCCTTGAGCAATAGTTGTACCACTAAATGTCAAAGTACTTGTAGCTGCTGCTAAACCGTTTGCCTGAGTAGCTGGTACACCAAAAGGAGAACCACCATTGTCAGGACCTAGTAAGATTACTTCAGTATTAGTACCACCAATATCTGCTGTCACTGGGGAAGCAGGGAAAGATGGAAGACCACCTGCTGGAATATCATTACCAATAGCTATAGAAGCTTGGTAGATGTAAGCAGGTCTATCTGAACTAGCATTTACTACTAGGCTGCTACGATCATTACGTACACGATCATCAGGACGACGATCGGGAGAAGGGATTGTTATGTTGAAACTCTTATGGTTTGCCTTAGTTCCTGATTTATTAGAAATCTTATGAAAACCAATAAGTTCGAATGCCTCAACTCCAGGCCAACCTTTAGTTCCTTCATGGTTGAAAGAAGATAAACGATTGATCTGATTTCCAGGTTCTATGATTGCACCTGAATCACTTTTGTAAGTTGCCATTATTTAAATCCTCCCTTATTCAGTAATTGTGAAGGCTGTTGTAATGAAGTCCTTATTCAAGTTTGCAAAGCCAGCATATAGCTGCCAAATCAGAATGATAAATCTGGAGAAATCATCATTGTTATTGATTAAAACTTGAGCATTTGGACCACCAATACCAACACCAATTGACTGAGGACCAAAGAATAGTCCAGCAGGAGTTGTTCTTGAGGAAGCTCCGTTACCATCACCAATATCGACCGTAATTGTTTTTGATGGGAAGTTTGTAGATTCGAAGAATCTTACACCTTCAAATACGAATCCAGATGGCATAACTGGCTCACCTGCAACAAATTGTGCCTGACCATACTGTCCACCTTGGTAGATTGCTTGGTTAGGAGCACCTGCTTGCATTAATGGGTTGCCTTGACCCATTCCTGGGTATCTTGCAACTTCTCTGAATCCTTGATCTGCACGTAGATCTTTCATGAATGAAGGATCAGCTATACAACGATAGTAACCATCGCCGAATACTGGTACGTGTCTCTTTCTTAAGCTCTTAACTACTTCTAGTAGGTCTGTCTTAACGTTGAACTTGAAACGCTCTGATGCGTACTCTGTAGCAGTATATGCATTAAGAGTAGTAGAGTTTGACTTAGTTTTTGTGTTTGGATAGTAGTAACCACCTTGTGTGTCAGAAGACTGACCACGAGCTTCAGATTTGAATAGCTCATCAAGGAATACTCTATCTCTCCATCTTCTATAGTCATCCAACAGTGTAAGCGAACCAATTGACTGATGGAACATATTTAAGTTTCCAGTGTCAAGAAGCAGACGCTGAGCTGTCATTAGGGTTTCTCTAGCAATTTTGAATGTGCTAGGTAGATTTGAGTTGTTAGGGTCAGCAGGACCTGTATATTCCCTAAGAGATACAAGTACTTTGTCCTTTACGATAGATCTGCTATTTGCTGTGCCAATTGTCTGGTCCTG